TCCTAGCGAGTTCTGCTTTAACGGGGTAGATGGTAGTGGAGACACAAAGATTGACCTGTTTCCTGTTCCTGATGGCGTGTATACACTGAAGTTTGATCTAACCATCCCACAGGCTAATTTGACTGCTGATGGCACTTCAGTCAAGGTTTTGGACTATTTGGTAACTCAGAGTGCCTATGCCCGTGGTTTGATTGAGCGTGGTGAAGATGGTGGAACAAACTCTTCTGAGGCTTATGCTTTGTTCAAGGCTATGCTATCTGACGCTATTGCATTGGAAAGCACTCGTTATCCTGAAGATAATTTTGTGGCGGTATAATGTCTAAGCCTCTACAAAGTTACAGTCTCTCAGCACCAGGCTTTTATGGCCTGAATACTGAAGACTCTCCCCTTGATTTAGGGGCTGGCTTTGCGTTGGTTGCAACTAACTGCATCTTGGATCAGTATGGTCGTATTGGTGCTAGAAAGGGCTACACAAGGGTTAACTCCTCTTCTGGTAATCTAGGTGCTAATGATGTGGGTGTTATCCATGAATTAGTGCAAAACGATGGCACTTTGACTGTTCTTTTTGCAGGTAACAACAAACTATTCAAACTTGGTACTGCTAATGCTGTGACTGAGTTGACCTATGGTGGTGGCGGTACTGCTCCTACTATTACTGCTTCTAACTGGCAAACTGCATCTTTAAATGGGATTGCATACTTCTTCCAAACTGGTCACGATCCTTTGATCTATGACCCTGCTGTTAGCACAACAACATTTAGACGAGTCTCTGAGAAAACAGGCTATGTAGGAACAGTTCCATCTGCCAACATTGCAATCTCAGCATTTGGTCGTCTGTGGGTGGCTAATACATCTTCTGACAAAGTAACTGTTACTTTCTCTGATCTGATAGCAGGTCATGTTTGGGGCGGTGGTACTTCAGGCTCATTGGATGTATCTCGTGTATGGCCTAATGGTGCTGATGAAGTGATGGGATTGGCAGCGCACAATGATTTCTTGTTTATCTTTGGTAAACGACAGATTCTTGTTTATTCTGGTGCTTCTACACCCGCATCCTTAGTTCTATCCGACACAATTGGCTCTATTGGGTGTATTGCTAGAGATACCATACAAAGCGTTGGTTCTGATGTGATTTTCTTGTCAGACTCAGGTGTTCGTTCACTGATGAGGACTATTCAAGAGAAGTCTGCACCCCTGAGAGACTTGTCTAAGAACGTGCGTTTTGACCTAAATTCATCATTACTTGGCGAAACATTGGCTAATCTGAAGTCTGTTTACTCAGAAAAAGAAGCCTTTTATCTGTTAGTTTTACCCGCTACTTTTCAAGTTTATTGCTTTGATACCAAACAATCTTTGCAAGATGGTGCTTCCCGTGTAACCAAATGGGACTCTATTGCACCAACTGCTTTACGTTCTTTGCGTAATGGTGACTTGTTAATTGGTAAAACTGGCTTTATTGGTAAGTATGGCGGTTACATAGATGACACAACAACGTACCGATTTGCGTACTACACAAACAATGCTGACCTTGGCAACCCTAATCAGATTTCTGTTTTAAAGACTATTTCAGCTATTGTGATTGGTGGGTCTAATCAGTTCTTAACTATCAATTGGGGATTTGATTATTCTGGTGCTTATCAAGCTCAAAATATCTACATTCCTACTCAAGCAAGTTATGAATATGGCACTGCTGAATACAACATTGCTGAATACACAAGTGGCGTCCCAATTAAGACATTGAGAGCAAACGCATCTGGTGCGGGTAAGATTGTACAAACTGGTTATGAAACAACGATTAACGGCACACAGTTATCCCTTCAAAAGATTGAAATTCAAGCCAAAGATGGCAAAATGGCCTAAGAGGTAAACCATGAGTAATTACACCAAAACCACTAACTTTGCGACTAAAGACAACTTATCGCCTGGCAATCCTTTAAAGATTGTTAAAGGTACTGAGATTGATACTGAGTACAACAACATTGCTACTGCTGTTGCGACAAAGACAGACAATGCTTCTGCCGCAATTACTGGCGGTACGATTACAGGTATTACCGATCTAGCAGTTGCTGATGGCGGTACCGGTGCTTCTACTGCGGCTGATGCTAGAACTAATTTAGGTTTAGGCACTATTGCCACACAAGCGGCCTCTAACGTAGCAATTACAGGTGGTTCTGTAACAGGTATCACAGACATCACAGTAGCCGATGGTGGAACAGGTGCTTCAACAGCAGCCAATGCTCGTACTAACTTAGGTTTGGTAATTGGTACAGATGTGCTTGCACCTACAGGGTCTGCGGCAAATTTGACTTCTTTCCCAACATTTAATCAAAACACAACAGGCAATGCGGCAACAGTCACGACAAACGCCAATCTAACAGGCGCAGTCACTTCGGTTGGTAATGCAACGTCTTTGGGATCATTTACTTCTGCTAATCTTTTGGCGGCATTAACTGACGAAACAGGAACAGGATCGGCAGTATTTGCTACATCACCTACTTTGGTAACTCCCATCTTGGGAACACCAACAAGTGCAACCTTGACCAATGCAACAGGATTGCCTCTGTCTACAGGTGTCACAGGCAATTTACCTGTTACCAATTTGAACTCAGGAACATCTGCATCTGCATCTACGTTTTGGCGTGGTGATGGTGTTTGGTCTACTCCCGCTGGTGCGGGTGATGTAACTGGCCCAGCGTCATCTACAGACAATGCAATCACAAGGTTTGATAGCACAACTGGAAAAGTTGTACAGAATAGTTCTGTAACGATTGCTGATGATGGTGCAATCACTGCCCCGCAAGTTGGATCGGTAATTCCTTTCTATTATGCCAATCAAGCAGCTTTCCCATCTGCCTCTACTTATCACGGGGCTTTGGCTCATAGTCATTCAGATGGGGCAATGTTCTTTGCTCATGGAGGTAGTTGGGTTAGATTGATAGACAATGGTGGGCCATTAGGAACTCCATCTAGCGGAACAGCAACCAACTTAACTGGTTTGCCACTGACCACAGGCGTAACAGGTTTACTCCCCGTAGCTAATGGCGGCACAGCAACAGCAACTCCTAGCATTGTTGCGGGAACAAACGTAACTGTTACTGGCACATGGCCTAATCAAACTATTGCATCTACAGCAAGTGGAACAGGTGATGTTGTTGGCCCTGCATCCTCTACTGACAATGCTTTTGCTCGTTTTGACAGCACAACAGGTAAGTTGCTTCAGAACTCTACTGGTGCAACATTGAGTGATACTGGTGGTGCTACTTTCACAGGCTCTGTAGATGTTGCAGGTACTTCTACAGCAGGTTCTAACATCAAGCTGTATGAAGATACTGACAATGGCACTAACTATGTATCATTTAAAGCACCAGACACTATCGCTGCCAATGTAACTTGGACACTTCCAAGTGCTGATGGAACTAGCTCACAAGTCTTGTCTACCAATGGCTCTGGTGCTTTGTCATGGGCTACTGCGGGTGGCGGTGGCTCTGCCGCTACGCCTACTGCATTGGGTACTGTTTATGGCAAAACAGATACAGGCTCAATTACTTTTTTAGGTTATCAAGCGGGTAATTCATCTTCAAGTGCAGCACACAATGTTGCAGTTGGTGCTAGTGCCATGGCAGCAATTACAACTGGCACAAGAAATATTGTGTTGGGTAGTTACGCAGCAGCAGCTTTGACAACTGGTGAAGGAAACGTTGTACTTGGAACTTTTTCCCCCGGTACTGGAACAAACACTTTTTCTGCAAACACAAGCGGAAGCAGTAACATTGCAATTGGTAGTACAGCCCTTAATAGTAATACAACTGCAAATTACAACATTGCAATTGGTGAAAAAGCATTAAGCGCAAACACGACAGGAACACCAAATTTAGCAATAGGTTTAAGTTCACTTCAAGCAAACACTACTGGCTATCAGAATGTTGCCGTTGGAGATAATACTTTACGCACTAGTACAACTGGCATAGAAAATACTGCCGTTGGATATCAGGCACTTTACTCAAATACGACTAATTACAGATGTACCGCACTTGGATGGAGAGCTGGATATTCATCAACTGGTGCTGAAAGTATCTTTATTGGTTACAGGGCTGGTCAATCAGTAACAACTGGCAGTGCCAATGTTTTGGTTGGGCCTTATGCTGGTGAATATCAAAACGCTATCACAACAGGTTCTAACAATGTTGTTTTAAGTTACGCTGGTGGTATTGCAGCGGGAACAGACACACATGAAATCTTTATCAATACTGTTTACAACGCATCAGGCAAAGGTAGCAGTACAGGCTTCATCAATCCTAATGGTGGCGGTGTTTATCAGGGCAACAATTCATCCTCATGGTCAACCACTTCTGACCAGCGTTTAAAGAAGAACATTGCTGACAACAATGATGGTTTGGACAAAATCAATTCAATTCGTGTTCGTAACTTTGAATATCGTTTACCAGAAGAAGTTACAGAACTATCACAAGACCAAGCTGTTCAAAAGCAAGGTGTGCAATTGGGCGTGATTGCTCAAGAATTGCAAACAGTTTTACCTGATTGCGTAAAGACTGAATCAACTGGCGTGATGACTGTTGACCAAGACAATTTGACTTGGTATTTAATTAACGCAGTCAAAGAATTGTCTGCTCGTGTCAAACAACTTGAAGGAAACTAGTCATGGAAACCATAACACCAGAACAGATTGCACAGAACTACAAAGCAGCAATGGACAGTGTAAACGTAATCAATGGCAGTAAGCCTTTTATGATGACTGATGCTGAATGGGCTGATTGCTTGTCACGCAATAAAGAACACTTGGTCATTATGTTGGCTAAAGACTATTGGACAACTGAAGACCTTGCACCATTGCAAGCCGCATCCGCTTAAAGGAAACTGTCATGGCAACACAATCACAAATCAACGCATCATTGGGGTTGCCTCCTGGTATCAATCCAGATGGCTCTTGGAATGCTCAAGACTACATGGCTCGTAAAGTAGCGGGACAACCTGATACTCAAGCCCAAGTTAATGCGGCTTTAGCGGCTAATCCATATTCTGCTCAGAACATGGCTAAAGTTGATATAACAAGGCCAGGTCAATATGTGCAAGATACTGGTGGTAATTATGTTGCTTTAACTCCAACTGTTGCGGGTTTTGACATTACCAATCCAACAGCATTAACTTACTTAGGTGAGTTAAGAGCTAGGGGTGGAACAGACTCTACATCACAAGCATTTAATGCAACTGCAACTCCTGCACAAAAGGCTGAAGCTGACAGATTGTGGTCTATAGAAAAAGCTCGTCTTGAAGAGATTGACAGACAAGCGGCTTTGGCGGCTGAACAAGATGCTTTGAAAGCTCCAACTGGTTTGCTTACTGGTCAGGTAGATCAAGGTGCTAATCGTGGAGCAGCATCACAAGCAGCCCCAAAACCTTCAGCCGTTCCAGCAGGGTTTATTGAAGGTCTAACTGCAATACCCAATGTAACTGACCAACAGATTGTTACCGCTATGAAGGCGGCTAATGTTTCTCCAAAGAACTTAGCTGATGCGTTAGGAATCTCTGAAGGTGAAATAATTGCTCGTGTAGCGGGAACAGTGCCTAATGGTCAAACTGTCCAACTTGGCGACACCATTGTTCAACCAAAATATAGAATTACTGGTTCTGGCGACACAGAAGAGATCGGCCCAATTGAGAATGTTTACTCATACAGAGTAAGTGACAATAAGGCTGGTGGTGGTTATACGCAATATACACCAGATGGTACTGTAGAGCGTACTGGCACACAAGTAAAGGTCAATGCTACAAAAGACTTCATTAAGTTTGCTTTGACTGCGGGTGCTTTATTTGGTGGTGCGGCTTTGGCAGGTCTTGGCCCATCAGTACAGGCTGCAGGTCTTACTGCGGCAGAAGCGGCAGGTTTAGGTTTAACTGCTACAGAAGCGGCTTCATTGGGTTTTACTGCGGCTGAGTTAACTGCGGCAGGTTTTACTGCGGCAGAGGTAGCGGGAGCTACTACCGCTGGTGCTGTTACGGCTGGTGCTACGACAGCGGGTGCTACGACAGCAGGAGCAACAACTGCGGGTGCAACAACGACTACTGGGTTACTTACTGGTGCAACAACACTTACTGCTGCAGAACTTGCTACTGCGGCAAGATTAGGTTTAACTGCGGCTCAATTTGCTGCTTTACTTTCAACAGGAGGCACAACTATAGCAGGTCTCATGCAACAGCAGACTTCTAAAGAAGCGGCTGATAAAGCAAGGGCAATGATTGATACTGAGACTGCTGCTGCTAAACAATCTGCTGCATTTAGACCAGTTGGAATGACTACTCGGTTTGGTACTTCACAATTCACAGTTGATCCAGTAACAGGTCAACTGACAAGCGCAGGATATACCGCAAGCCCAGGTGTTCTAGAAGCTCAGAATCGTTTGGTTGCTTTGGGTAATCAAGGTTTGGCACAAGCTGAAGGCGCACAAGCACAGTTTGCACCTTTGCAAACAGGCGCACAAAGGTTGTTTGGTCTTGGTAATCAATACTTAGCCCAATCACCTGAAGCTGTTGCACAGAACTATCTCAATCAGCAGATGTCTTTGTTGCAACCAGGTCGTGAGTTAGAGCTTGCTAATTTGCAAAACAGACTGCAACAACAAGGCCGTGGTGGTTTAGCGGTTGCTCAAGGTGGCACTTTGGGTGATACAACTCCTGAACTACAGGCTTTGTTTAATGCTAGGGCTACTCAAGAAGCTCAATTAGCGGCTAATGCTCAACAGTATGGTCAACAACAGGTTGGTTTTGGTGCGGGATTGTTGAGTCAAGGCGCACAAACAATGGGTCAGTATTATGGTGGTCAACAAGCCGCTTATG